ACATTAAGATCGAAGGTCTCATGACACGCAAAGGCGGTAGAGTTTCCGCAGAAAGCACCGCGATTGCGAAACTTGCGCAAACATCCGGTGTGGAAATTATAACTTATCTTGAACCACCTTATGAATTAGGAGAAAGCGAAGCTCACGTTTGGGAATCTGTGGTTAGAGATTGCGCACCGGATTGGTTTACGGCAAAAAATATAGGATTGCTAAAACAATATTGCCGTCATGCTGTTTCGGCAGACCACATTGCAGAGTTGATTGCGTTTTATCGTGAAGACATGAGCCGAAAGATGCGTGGAGAACCTACGCTAGGTGATGTAAAGGGAATGCATTATAGGGATTTGCTGCAAATGCAAATCAGCGAGGGTAGGGCGATGGCCAACCTTGCGGTCAAGATGAGAATAGCTCATCAATCGACCATAGACGCTGTGTCGTCGCACAAGCGCGTCAAAGGGAAAGACACAAAGCCGCTATGGGAGATATGACCAGAGCCGACCGTAATATCGCCTGGATCGAGGCCCGTTGCCGCGTCCCAGAAGGAATGCACGCGGGCAAGCCCCTCAAGCTGCGGCCGTGGCAACGGGATGTCATTCGCACGATTTATGACAACCCGCACGGCACGCGCATGGCGATCATCAGTTTCGCCCGCAAGAACGGCAAGACCGCGCTAGCAGCTTGCCTGCTGCTCCTGCATCTGTGCGGCCCTGAGGCGCTGCCGAACACGCAGCTTGTGAGCGCGGCGCAATCCCGCGACCAAGCTGCGCTGCTTTTCAAGCTCGCCTCGCGCATGATCCGGCTCAATCCGGACCTCAATGCGGCGATCACGATCCGCGACCACGCCAAGCAGTTGGAGTTTGAGGGGAGGGGTACGGAATACCGTGCTCTCTCAAGCGACGCAGGCACGGCCTACGGTCTGTCGCCTGTGTTTGCCGTGCATGACGAGCTTGGTCAGGTCAAAGGGCCGTCCAGCGAGCTATATGAGGCTGTAGAGACAGCAATGGGTGCGCACGACACGCCGTTGTCCATCGTGATCAGCACGCAGGCGCCGACCGATGCGGATTTGCTATCGGTTTTGATTGACGACGCAGCGAGCGGGGTTGACCCGTCCACGACGCTGTCGCTCTACACCGCGCCGCGATGGGCTTTTGCCCACGGCCTCAAGACCAAGGTCGATCCATTTGACGTTGAAACCATCCGCGCGGCCAACCCCGCGCTCGGGGATTTCCGAAACGAAAAGGATGCGCTCGACAACGCGGAGAAGGCTAGGCGCATGCCTGCGAGGGAGCCGTCTTATCGCAACCTGATCCTGAATCAGCGCGTGCAAATGCGCTCGCCATTTGTCAGCGAGACGGTTTGGAACGACAACGGCGCGGCGCCTGTCCCGTCCCGATGGAACGGAATGCGGATTTGGGCAGGGCTCGACCTGTCATCGACAACGGACCTGTCAGCCCTGGTCATCATTGCCGAGAACATGGGCGCATGGCAGGTTTATCCCACATTCTGGCTGCCTGAAGATGGTTTGGAAGATAAAGCGCTCACCGACAAGGTGCCTTACACTGTCTGGGCAGAGCAGGGATATTTAAAAACTACGCCGGGAAAGACGATAGATTACGAATGGGTTGCTGTTCAGGTGGCCGATTTATTTGAAAATGCAGAAGTAGAGGGAATTGCCTTCGACCGATGGAACTGGAAACATTTCAAACCATGGCTCATAAAAGCAGGTCTCGAAGATTGGCAGCTTGATAAATTCAAGGAATTCGGGCAAGGCTTTCAGTCAATGTCGCCAGCGTTGCGCACATTTGAAAGCGATTTGCTCAACAGCCGGTTCCGCCACGGCAATCACCCGGTGCTCACCATGTGCGCGGCCAACGCGGTTGTGACGACCGACCCGTCAGAAAACCGTAAGCTCGATAAGGGTAAAAGCAACGGGCGCATTGATGGTATGGTGGCGCTCACCATGGCGCGGGGCATAGCTGGCGAGATGGTGTCGGATGAGGGTTATTTTGTCGAAGGTGGGGTGACGGTAGCATGAAAATCTGGCCCTGGGGAAGCGGGCGCGCAATTGAGGGCAAGGCCGGGGTGAGCCTGGACCAGCTTATCGCGCGTCTCGATGCGGCATGGGCAACAGCATCTGGCGTCGCCGTCACGCCTGAGACCTGCATGCAATCGCCCACCGTGCTTGCCATCGTGACGGCCATCAGCCGGCGCATTAGCACCCTACCAATCCAGGTTATTCGCAAGCATGTGATCGCGGGACGAGACCGCAAGGAACTCTTGCCGAACCATCCCGTAGCAAAATTGCTTGCTTATCCAAACGATTGGCAAGACCCCAATCAATTTTGGCTCGATGCCACCAGCCAGCTTGTCCGCTACGGCAACTTCTTTGCGCACAAATCGCGCGGAACGACCGGGCCGATCCGCGCGCTGTTACCGATCAATTCGGGAGGCGTGTCTATCCGTCAGGAGACCGATTGGAGTATTCTTTACGAATATACAATCGCAGGTGGCGATTATCAGCGCCTTCCGCCGGACCGCATCATGCACGCGCGCGGTCCGGCGCGGGATTTCCTGAAAGGCGATAGCCCGGTCCAGGATATCCGCGAAGCCATCGGCCTGGAGATCATGGCCGAAAAAATGGGCGCGAGCGTCTTTGGAAATTCGGCAATGCCGAGCATCATTTTCAAATTTGCGGATGGCGCTCAGGGTTTTAAGACCGAGGAGGAGCGTTCCAAATTCGTGGAAAGCTTCCAAGCGGTCTATGCCAATAAGGGCCGCTTCACGGCCGCGTTGCTGCCCAAGGGGATTGAGGTCGATGACGCATCCGGCATTGACAATGAAAAGGCGCAATATACTGCAACGCGGCAATACCAGCGCACGGTCATTGCGGCTGCGTTTGGCGTACCTGTCCACATGGTTGGTGATTTGAGCAAAGGTACGTTCAACAACGTCGAGCAACAAACGCTTGATTTTGTCATGAACGTTGTCCTGCCATATGCACGTATGTTTGAATGCGCCATGGAGCGGTCGCTGCTTACTGACAGTGATCGCACAAGTGGCGTCATCATCCGATTTAACCTTGATGCCATCATTCGCGGTGATTTCAAATCACGCCAGGAAGGGCTGAACATTCAGCGCCAAGCGGGCGTCATCAGCGCGAACGATTGGCGCGAGCGCGAGAACCTGAATCCAATCAGCGAAGACGACGGCGGCGATGAGTATTGGCGCAAGGGACCGAGCGGACAGGACGCCGCGCCACCCGGCGGCGCACCGCAGCCGCCCGCACCGATCGACAGCACCAACGCAACCCCGACGCAACCCCCCGAGGGAGACGACCCCAATGCAGACTAGCGCGATCACCCTCAAGCTCGATATCAAGGCCCTGTCGGATCGCGAGTTTGAGGGCTACGGTTCGGTGTTTAACAACGTCGATCTTGTGGGCGACGTGGTCGCGCCCGGTGCATTCAAAGGCTCGCTCGCGGAGCATCGTGGTGCCGGCACCATGCCGCTGATGTTCTGGATGCACAAGCCGGACCAAGTGGCTGGAGCCTGGGTAAGCATGCGCGAAGATGCGCGCGGCCTGTCGGTCAAGGGCGTGCTTGCCCAGACGCCGCTTGGCGATGAGATGCGGTCGCTACTCGGTTTGAAGGCGGTGCGTGGCTTATCCATCGGCTTCCGCACGCGCGATACCGAGTGGGTCGATGATGAGGAGCGCGGCCTTTATCGCGTGATCAAAGAGGTTGACCTTGTCGAGGTGTCTCTGGTGTCGCTGGCGGCGAACCCGCTGGCCGAAGTGACCGCGTCCAAATCTCGCCTGTCGGCGAATGGCGAGTATGTGCAAACGCCTCGCGAGTTCGAAGGCATGTTGCGCAAATCCGGCTATTCACGTACTACTTCTGAGAGAATTGCCTTTAAAGTGTTCGGGGCTGGCGGGAAATCATCGGGAGATGACGACCGCCGTCAGGGGGAGCCTGATCTTGCCGAGACCGCTGCGAAAGCACAACGCCTGTTGCGCTCGCTGGGAAGCGAGACAACACCAAAGAAATTCTGGCGCTAAAAGGGTTCCCCATGAGCACGTTGACGGAAATTAACAACGCCATCGACAAGATTGGCGAAGCATTCCAGGAATATAAGGCGACGAACGACAAGCGCATTGATGCGCTGACGAAGGGCGATAAGTCCACCGCCGACGAACTGCATGTCAAGATGGCCAAGATTGACAAGGACATCACCAAATTCGACGGGCTGAAAACCAGCTTCGAGAAGGAGATGGAATTCCAGCGTGATCGGCTGGAGATGCTGGAGGCTCGCGCGTCCAATCCGAAAAAGACGGCCGAAGACCTCATCAACGATGAATACAAGGTCGCGTTCAACGGCTGGATCAGGGCCAAGGGGCAGGACGCCGGCCTTGAGCAGAAGATGAACAGCATCGCCCACAAGGCGCGGATGGAAGGCAAGGCCATCTCCATCGCCACGCCATCGGCAGGCGGGTACGCTGTCCCGGAAGAGATCAACCGCACCATTGAGCTGATGGAGAAGCGTTTTTCTCCCGTCCGCTCGCTCGTCAAGGTCGTGCAGACCGGCACCAGCGATTACAAGGAATTGGTCAGCTTGCGTGGCGCGTCGTCCGGCTGGGTCGGCGAGAGCACGTCCCGCACCGCGACGAACACCAGCTTGCTGCGTGAAGTCACGCCCACGAACGGCGAGCTTTACGCCTATCCGCAGGCGTCGGAATGGTCGCTCGATGACATCTTCTTCGACGTGGAAAACTGGATCGCGGAAGAATGCGCTCAGGAATTCGCGCTCCAGGAAGGCACCGCGGTAATCAGCGGCAACGGCACCAACAAGCCGACCGGCATGCTGAATACGGCTCCGGTGGCTACGGCAGATTTCGCCTCGCCGCTGCGTGCCGCTGCGGCATATCAGTTCGTCACGATGGATACCGATGCCCAGTTCGTTCCACCCGATGGCAGCCCTGCCGCTGCTGGTCTGGCTGCGGATGGCCTGATCGATGCGATCTACACGCTGAACAGCGCGTACCGCACGGGTGCTTCCTGGATCATGAACAGCCTCACCACGGCAGGTGTACGCAAGCTCAAGGATCGCCAGGGCGCTTACATGTGGCAACCGGGTCTGCAAGCCGGCCAGCCTGCCGAGCTTCTCGGCTATCCCGTGGCGACGTGGGAGCAAATGCCCGATGTGGCGTTGAACGCCCTTCCCATTGGTTTCGGCAACTGGAAACGCGCCTATGTGCTCGTTGACCGCGTCGGCATGCGCATCACGCGCGACAATGTCACCAGCATCGGCTTCGTGAAGTTCTATGTTCGGCGCCGTGAAGGTGGTATCGTTCTGAACAACGACGCTGCCAAGTTCTGCAAAATCATCCAGTAATTCTTGTCAACATGCGGTTGGCCAACTTGGCCAACCGTTTTAAAATGGGTGGTTGATCTATGGCAAAGCTTGTTTTAACCAAAGAATGGCCTGGACTTCGCGGCACAATGAAGCCCGGCGAGTATCGTATTCCTGGTGACATCCCCATGTCTCTGGCCAAATGCGCCCGCGCCGATGGTTGCGGGGATATAGTGCAGGAGGGCGGGCCGGTCACGGATGCCCCCTTTTCCCGTGACGGTGGAGCACCGGAAATTAAGGAGCAGCGGGCAGCCGCCGCGCCAGCATCTCCATTCCCGCCCGGCGCCCTTGCCAGGGCAAGCCGTGGTCCAGGCCGTCCACGCAAGTCCTGAGTGGCTGGCGTGCGTCGTAGCGGCTCCAGGGCCGTCGCTGACGCCCGATGTCGCGGCGGCTGTCCATGCGAGCGGTCTGCCTGTCCTGGCCGTGAACGACGCCTACAAGCGCCTCCCCTTTGCCGATATCCTCTATGCATGTGATGCGTGTTGGTGGCATGCGCGCGACGGCGCGCGCGATTTCGGCGGCGAGCGCTGGTCATCTATCGGGTTGCCTGATCGGTTTCGCGTCAACGACAAGACGCGCGAGCAACGCGACTACGGGATGCGGTTGGTGTTCGGGGACGATCAGCCCGGCTTTAGCGCCGATCCGGCCATGATCCATTACGGCAGCAACAGCGGTTTCCAGGCCGTGAATATGGCCTTGCACCTGGGTGCGCGCCACATCGTGCTGGTAGGCTTCGACATGGGCGGCACCCATTTTTTCGGAGCCCATACAGAGCCCTTGCGCAATACCGGATCGTATGTCAGCTTCATCCGTGCTTTTAACGAGGCAGCCAAGCGGCTACCGTCCGACGTAATCATCGTCAACGGCAACCCCGCCAGCAAACTGGCCTGCTTCCCACGGATGGATTTGGACAATGCTTTATCCACGGTCGTCGGTCTCGGTCGCGCCCATCGATGCGAGCCCGTTCCCGCTGAGCCTGAGTCTCGTCAAGGCGCATCTACGCGAGGATAGCGACGACTTCGACGACATCATTACGCTTTACATGCGCGCGGCCGTGGAGTGGGCTGAGGGTGCGATGAAGCGCACAATCTACTCACGTGCGCATAGCTGGGTTCTCGACAGCTTCCCCGTGGACACCATTGGCGAGATTTGGTTGCCGCGCGGGCTGTGCTCGGCCGTCGAGAGCATCGTCTACGTCAACACGGACGGTGTGCCGGTGACGCTACGCGGTCCGACAGGCAGCCCAGTCGGCACCGGCTGGCAAGAGAGCCTGTCAGGCGATGCCGGCGGCATGCTTTATCCCCCGCTGAACGGCGCCGGATGGCCGCTCGCCAACAGCTACGCGGCGGCGCCGGTCACGATCAATTTCATAGCAGGCTGGGCAAGCGCCGACGTGCCGGCGGACATCATTCACGCCGTGCTTTTCGCCGTGGCGGACATGTACGATACGGCGGGCAGCGCCGATCTGACCGTGTTCGGCAAAAACCTCACCACCCGCAACGCGCTCATCTCCCCCTATATCCTCAATCGGTGGTTTTAAATGCGGTTTGTCTGCATGCTTTGGAGCGGGCACGCTTTCTGGAAACCTGTCGTCAAATACGGCGTGCGTCATGTCGAGGTGCTGGCCAACATGCTCAAGCGCCACGGTGGCCACGACCTGACCGTGGTGCATGACGGCACTTTCGATCTGCCTGTGCATCTGGACGCGGTGCGCATGCCCGATGAGGTGGCGAGCCTGCCGGATTATCAGCCCAAGCTTTGGCTGTGGTCTCCCGATCTGCGCGAGACCATCGGCGAGCGGTTCGTCGCTATCGATCTCGACGTGATCGTGCTTGGCGACCTCGGGCCGTTGCTTGATGTGGCGTGCCCGGTTTACCTCTGGAACGAGGCCGTCGGCGAGCCCTACAACACCAGTTTGTTTGCAGTCAAACCATCGGCTGGCCTCCAGGTATGGGAGATGTTTCGCGACAACCCGGCGCAGCTTGCGCGCGCCGCGCGGTCGATGCCTCGGTGGACGGGCGATCAATCATGGGTCGCGCTGATCCTCGGTCCGCTGCTTCCGACGTTCGGCGAGGTCGAGGGCGTGGTGCGGTATCGGCCAGGGCGTGATGTGGGCGGCGTGCCAGCCGATACGCTCGCCGTATTTTTTTGCGGGCCGCGTTGCCCGGCAACCATCAAGGATGACGTAAAATGGGTAGCGGACAACTGGAGATAGCAGGGTATCGGCGCGAGCATGGTTTGCTCTGGCCGGATTATGACACGCGCTGTGCTCAGGTGACATTTCGCGAGACGGCGGACAACATTGCTCGCGCTGATCGGCACACGCCAACCGCGCGGCGACGGGTGGCAGTTCAAGCTGGCGGAAATTGCGGGCAACTGGTGCGGGGGTTGGCCGAGATGTTCGGGCAGGTCTACACCTTCGAGCCGGACGAGCGCAATTTTGTGGCGCTCGTCGTCAACACGGCCGAGCACCGAAACGTGCATCGGTTTCAAGCGGCACTCGATGTCCAGCGCGGCCTAGGCATCAGCCTGGGCAACGGTGACGCGGCCTATCCGGGTGCAAACTGTGGTGCGCTCTATGTCGAGGGCAGCGGACCGACGCGCACCATGCGCATTGATGATCTGGATTTAATTTGGTGCGATCTGATCTATCTCGATGTCGAGGGCGGAGAATTGCGGGCGCTGGCGGGTGCCGAGATGACAATTCGGCGCTGCAAGCCCGTAATTATCTTCGAAAATAAAGGTAATGGTGCCAAATTTTACGGTGAGGAACCCGACGCGGCGGAGCGTTGGCTAGAGCTTGTGTGTGGCTATCAGGTGGTCGAGCGCGGCCACCTCGACACCGTTATGGTGCAGGCGCCATGAGCCGGCGCGCTATCATCGTCGCCTATCGGCCGCACCACAATGTGCAAGGCGGCATGTTCTGCGACGGCTTGCGTCGGCGCGGCTGGACAGCGGACGTAAGCACCAGCCCGCAGCCGTGCGACCTCCTGGTGTTGTGGGGCGTCAAAGATCGTCAGCACATCCGCGCACAGCACGGGGAAGGCGGCGAGGTCTGCATCTTGGAGCGCGGCTATCTTGGCGACCGGATGCGCAACACCTCCGTGTCGTTCGGCGGTGGCCTCAACGGTCGAGGGTGTTTCTCCACGCCATGGGAGCCGGACTTGAGCCGCTTCCACGCGCTCGGGCTGGAGCTAAATCCCTGGGTGAGCAGACCGTTCGGCCCTGCCGTAATTATGGGGCAGGTGCCTGGTGATCAATCCCTTCGCAACATCGACTTCGAGGATTGGGCGCGGCGCACGGCCGCCGACCTCGTTGCACTCGGATATCCTGTCCGGTTTCGTCAGCATCCTGGCGCCATGTCGAGCCGCGTTGCTGTCCGCGCATCCTACGGTGCGCGGTCGATAGACGGCACGTTGCAAGAGGTACTTGCTCAGGCCCGGCTTGTCGTGACCTGGAACAGCAACAGCGGCGTCGATGCTGTGTTGGCTGGCGTGCCAACCGTTGCCATGGACGCGGGGAGCATGGTGCGCACGGTCGCGGCGCATGATATTCAGGAGACGACACCGGACCGCACAGCATGGGCCGCGCGGTTGTCGTGGTGCCAATTCACGGATGCGGAATTGTCGAGCGGCTTTGCTCAAGAGGTGGTGGGGCTATGACAGGTGCGGCAATCCTCAATGAGACGGTCACGCTCCAGCGCGTGACGATCACGCGAGACGGCTTTGGCGAGGCCGTGGAGACCTGGAACACGCTCGCCGTGCGACGGGCGCAGCGGCTCGACATCAGCGACGCTGAGGCCATCCGCGCGAGCGAGGTGGGCGCGCAGTTGACAACGCGGTTTATGATCCGCCACAGCACCGAGGTTGCAACCCTCAACGCGCGCGACCGGCTCATGCTTGGCAGCGAGGTTTACAACATCGTCGGCGTGAAAGAAAAAACCCGCAACCGTTGGATTGAGATCAGCGCGGCGCGACGCAGCGACATTGCGGCGAGCGGCGCATGAAAATCCGCGTCCATGTCGAGGGGCTGAAAGAGGTGCGCGATGCGCTCGCCTCGCTGCCATCCGCCACGACGCGCACCATCATGCGCAAAATCCTGGTTGCCCGTGCCGAGCCGTTCAAAGACAGCGCGCGCGCCATGGCGCCGCGTGACACCGGCTTCCTCGCTGAGACGATCCGCGTGCAGAGCCGGACGGGCGGCGGCGCGGGCAAGGCTGCATTCGCGGCGGTCATGGCCGCTGGTGGGAGCAGGGCATCGGCGAGCGCGGCCGCGCGCGGCGCGAACTCGGCGGCGAAGTCGGCCGTGGAGGTTTTCATCGGACCGAATGCCGGGCCGCGCGAGATCGCGGCCGAGTTCGGCACCAAAGACCGAATGGCGCAGCCATTCATGCGCCCGTCGTGGGATACCAATAAAATGGCCGCGCTCGACAACATCAGGACAGACCTTTGGATTGAGGTTAAAAAAGCCATCAAGCGGCGCGAGCGCAAAGCAGCAAAATTAGCCGCAGCCGCCGATGTGGAAGGTTAGTAGTTTCAACGGGTTAGTGGAAAATTGTCATGACATCGTCAGCACAAAATGTCATGACGTTTTTACCCCTTGCTGTGTCCTGACATTGTCCGTATAAAAGGCTCATGAAAATGACCAAATGGCAGGCATATTTTCCTGAGGACATGCTGACGGCGATTGACGCCTGGGCAGTCAAACATGGCGTCGCATCGCGGTCCGATGCAGTGCGGACGCTGTTGCGCAAAGCGCTCGATGGTGAGCAGAGCGGGCGGAGATTGTCTAAAACCGAACGCGGCGAAATGGACAAATTGCTTGGCGCGACCGGCGCCGACAGCTTCGAAGATGCGCTCCGTCTGGCGCGCCGCGTCGTCATATCCGCACATACGGAGGGGTAGATTATGGAAGAATTATTGCGCGCCCGATTGGTGGCGAGCACGGCACTTGCCGCGCTTGTTGGCGCGCGCATCCAGTGGGGATTGCGCGAGCAGGCCACGGCGCTGCCCGCAATCACCTTGTCCAAGGTGAGCGGCGGGCCGCTCTATAGCGACGAAGGCGAGGTGGGGCTTGACGAACACCGCGTCCAAATTGATTGCTGGGCAAGCACCTATGGCGACGCGACCGAGGTGGCGCGCGCGGTGCGTGCCCAGCTTTCTGGATATCACGCTGGTGACTTCCGCTATATCTCGATCGACGCATCCCGCGATATGTCGGAAGGTGGTGCAAACCAAGCAGAATACGAGTATAGGACGAGCATGGATTTCGTCATTCTCCACAGGAGTGTTTGATGGTTGCAGTTGCAGGACGACAGGTTGAATTTCGCTGGGGCAATGAAAGCCCGATGGATGAAATTCCCGGCGTGCGCGAGAAGGGGATTGAGCTGAACGGCGAGGCCATCGACATCACCAGCGATGATGACAACGGTTGGCGCGCGCTGCTCAGTCTGCCGGCGGAAAATCAGGTGAATATTTCCCTGTCCGGCGTGACCAAAGGCGCCCGCCTGAAGAACGATTGGTTTGCTGGCAATCGGCTTGCGCCCGCGCGGCTTACCTTCCCCGACGGCGCCGTGATCAGCGGTAATTTCTTCCTCGCCACTTTCAACGAGACGGCCAATTACAAGGATGCGATGTCTTTTGAGGCGACGCTGAACAGTTCGGGCACCATCTCTTACACACCGGGATCGCCCGCTTAATGTTCAAGCCTGTTGAAATCGATTGGAGGGGGAAGCCGATCATCATTCCGGCTTCCCGGTTGCTTGGCGCGATTGCTTCCGTGGAGGAAGTAATCACGTTTAATGAACTGCTTGGTTTCAGCCGACGCGGCGCTTACCCGGCTGCGCGCATCGCGCAAGCCTATGGTGCGTTGCTGCGCTACGCTGGCGAAACCGTCACCGATGAAGATGTCTATGCTGGCATTTTTGGCGATGAGGCGAATACCGTCACGGTGACGGGCAGCATGCAACTGCTGCTCATGCTCATGGTCCCGCCAAGCCTGCAAAACGGCAAGTCTGCGGCGCCTGTACTCGCGCCCGGTGAGGTGGCGCCGGGAAAGTCCAAAGGGCTGGCCCGGTCCGGCTTGTCGAAGGGTTCCACGCGCTCTTTGTCTCGCAAGACTGGTGCTCGCCGATAGAGTTTTGGCAAATGACGCCAAAGCAATTGCATTGGGTCTATGAGGCTCGCAAGCCACAACGCATGTTCGGAAGCATGTCGGAAGATGAAATCCGGGAGCAGTACCGGCTCACCTATGGAGACGATTAATGGCTGAGGTGGGATCGCTCCGAATTACCCTCGGGATGGATGCGGCGGATTTTGAAAGCGGCGTGAAGCGCGTCACGTCGTCTATGGACAAGCTCGGCGTAAAGTTTGGCGTGGTGGCGGGCATTGCTCAGGAGTTCGCGGGGCAGTTTATCAACCGCTTGGGCAATGCCTTCGAGGCCGTCGTCACCAATATCCACAGCGCAATCCAGGAAGCCGATAAGCTCGGCGACCTTGCGCAGCGGATCGGCGTCAATGTCGAGGTGCTGTCCCGCTTGCAATTCGCCGCCGGTCTCGCAGGCGTGGAGATCGACCAATTCGCGGTCGGCGTCACCAAGCTTTCGGTCGCGCTCCAGGCCATCGCGGGCGGCGCGCAAGAGACGCCTGCCGCCGTGGCCATGACTGCGCTCGGGGTTTCCATCAAGGATGTGAACGGTCAGCTTGCACCGACCGAGGAAGTCTTGACGCGGATTGCCGAGCGCTTTTCAACGTTTGCCGATGGTGCGAACAAGACCGCGCTCGCCGTTCAGATTTTCGGCAAGTCTGGCGCCGTGCTTATCCCTTTCCTGAACGAGGGTCGCGATGGGATTGCGGCGCTGTCCGAAGAGGCGGATCGTCTGGGCATTACGCTGAGTGGCAAGACCGCCGCCGGCCTTGGACAGTTGAACGACAACTTCGACACGCTGGCCTATCGCACGAAGGCGATGTGGAAAATCATCGCAGCCGACCTGTCGCCTGCGTTGTTGACGTTGACGGATCGCTGGATTGAGGATGCCAAGGCAGCCGAAGGGTTGTCAGGTGTCTTCGAGCTGATCGGAGGTGCGGTGCGCCTCGTGGTCGCGGAGATGATCAAGCTCGACGGCTTCATTCGAGTATCCGTCATCGGCTTCGATCAACTCAAAAATGCGCTGTCCGATGTTGCAACCTACGCTATGGGGGCGTTTGGTGGCGACATGACCGAGATGCAGGCGAGATATGCGCGCCAACAGGCTGAGGTGACAATCGAGGTGCAACGCACTGCCGCCGCGCTGCGTGAGCTTTACAAGCAGCAAGATAATTCTCCTGCTGCCGGCGCGGCCGCCGCTGCATCGCGCGATTATGTTTCGCCCGCCGATGCAGCTGCGGCGCAAAAGCCGCAAGCGCCGGGCGTGGCGAGCGACGAGGTGGCCAAGCGTGCCAAGGATGCGTTGACCGAGAGCCACAAGCTCGCCAACGAGGCGGAGCGCGAGGGCAACGCGATCCGCAAAGAGACCCAGACGATCACCGAGGCGCTCATCTCCAAAGAGCATGAGCTGTTACAGGCATGGGCCAAGGGGGCCATCAACGCCAAGACCTACGGGATCGCCATGAGCCAAGCAGCGTGGAGCGCACAGAATGCGCACGCGCAGGCCGCAAGCAAGATCGTCGGGAACCTCCAGGGCGTCTTTGGACAGGCCAAGGGATTTGCGATTGCTCAAGCTGTCATCAACACCTATGAGGCATTCACGGCCGCCCTGAAGGGTCCTCCAGGGCCTCCGTGGTCATATGCCATTGCCGCCAGCACCCTCGCCGCCGGCTTCGCACAAGTTCAGAATATCCGCTCGACCAATCCGGGATCAGCAGGCAGTTCATCTGGTGGGGGAGCGACTGCGGGGACGGCGGGCGGCGCGGGTAGCGCACCACAAGTGCTCTCGGTGCAAGGCATCAACGATAGCGACCGATATAGTGGCGGTCAGATGCGCGATCTCGCAAACGCAATCATCTCTTACCAAAAAGACGGCGGACAGGTGCTGATCAAATGAGCATTGTGATTTCATCCAGCTATGTGATCAGCGCATCTGCTTCGGGTGGCGGCGTAATCACTGCGGATAACCCTCTGATTGGATATGACAATATTACCACAGAGGCTAACATTGCATCGACCACAGAAGACGCGGATTTCCCTGCCGACAACCTCGCCAATCCCGCGACACATCTGCGCTGGAAAGGCACGGCAACCGCCATTGAATATTTGACCGTGCTCAACCCCGATGCGGCCGATCTGGATTACATCGCCGTGGCGCGGCACAACTGGTTTACCGCGCAGATCGCGGTGAGCGTCGAATATCTCACTTTGCCCAGCACGTGGACCCAGCTCATCGCGCCGGTGATCTTGCCCAATGACGGGCCGGCTTTGTTTCGTTTCCCTAAGATCGCCTATTCCGGGATCAGGCTCAAGCTCGCTGCCGGCACGGCTGCGCCGAACGCGGCCGTGGTCTATTGCGGCGCTCTGCTGGTGCTGCAACGGCGCATGTATGTGGGGCATACGCCGATCACGCTCGGCCGCACCACGATGCAATCCTCGCTTCGGAGCGTGAACGGCAATTTCCTCGGTCGCGTCGTGCTCGGTCGCAAAACGAGCACGCAAATCATGCTCCAAAATCTGACGCCGGATTGGTACCGCGCTTATATGGCGCCGTTCGTTCTTGCGGCTGAGGAAATCCCGTTCTTCTTCGCGTGGCGCCCGAGCACCTATTCCAACGAGATCGGCTACGCCTGGTTGTCGCAAGACCCGGTTCCCAAAAACCAGCGCACCAACGGGATGATGCAGGTCGATCTTAGCCTTGAGGGTGTAATCTAATGTTTGCACTCACTTTTGTTGAGATCGATGTTCCCTCGTTTGCCATCGCGTCGCCGCAACCGATTACCACATATCGGTTCGCGTTGCCGACCGATTACTTGCCATCCGATATTGATTGTATTCCGTCCATATCGGCCGTGAGCTTCACGCCCGTGCTCGTCTCGCTCGGCAAAGACCTGGGTCAGCGCGCCAAGATCAGCGTGACGTTCTTCGATCACCGCCACATCTTCGACGGTGAGCCCTACGAGCAGGGCACCTTCTGGGGGAAGTGGCGCGGCCGATACGGCACTAAATTGCGCGGCTGCCCGATGCGGATCATTCGCGGCGCCGTGGGGCAAGCGCTGACCGATATGGACACACGGCATTATGTCGTGGATGCCAGCGCAGGGCCTGACCCTAACAACGGCACATATGTCATTGAAGGCAAAGACATTCTCAAATTTGCCGACGATGACCGCGCGCAAGCGCCGGTGTTGTCGAACGGGAGCATCGCAGGTTCGATCAATTCCAGCACCACGGCCGCGACGTTGTCGCCGACCGGCATCGGCAATTTAGAATACCCGGCCTCGGGTTGGTTGTCGCTCGGTGGCAAGGAGATCGTGAGCTTCACGCGTTCGGGTGACGCGCTCACCATGGTGCGTGCCCAGCTTGGTTCTGTCGCTTCTGGTCACGATGCGGGCGACCGCGCACAGATCGTGTTGCGCTACACGGGTGGCGACGCGGCGGATATCATCTACGACCTGCTTGTCAACTATGCCGGTGTCGATGCCTCCTACATCAACCTGAGCGAGTGGCAGGCCGAGACATCCACCAATCTCGGTGTCATCTATGCGCGCTCGATTGCCGAGCCGACCAGTGTCAACAAACTGGTTGCCGAGATGGTCGAGCAAGCCGCGCTCGCGCTTTGGTGGGACGACCGTTCGCTTAAGATCGGGCTGGCTGTGCTGCGCGAGATATCGACCGACAACGATGTTTTCGATGAAGAGCGCATCGTTGCCGGATCGATGCGCGTGCAGGAGCAGCCGAGCAAACGCATCTCGCAAATCTGGACCTATTACGGGACGCGCGACCCTACAAACCTTGGAGCGGAAGAAGACAATTTCCGGGCGGCGCTTGCTGACGTGGACCTGGAGAAACAGGACGAATACGGCTCGGCGGAGATCGTCAAGATCAACGGCACATGGATCGAGACCGAGGCGGCGGCACAGCGGCTCAACGCAATCCAGCTTTCCCGCTTCCGTGACCCGCCGCGCAATTTCCGCTTCTCGTTGTCCGCCAGCGAGATGGTGACGCTGGTGCAAGGCTACACCTTGAAATGGTGGGGCAATCAGGATGCGGCGGGCGTGCCCATCCCCGCGCTCATCCAGGTCACGCAGGTCTGCATTTATTCCGATCGGATTGAGGTCGAGGCAGAAGAGATGCTGGCGAGCGGTGAATTGCCGGCGCTGGTCAACGTCGTGTTTTTGCTTGGCACCGGCGCGGGCCTGTCATGGACGGTGCCGGCATCCTGGAACGATGCCGACAACACCGTCGATGCCATCGCTGGAGGCGGCGGCGGGCGCACCAGCACCATCAGCCAGCTTGCGGGGACTGGTGGCGGTGGGGGCGCATATTCAGGCGTCTTGAACCTCAACCTAACACCCGGCGCCAGCCTTGCCTACCGCGTCGGCGCCGGCGGCCCGGTCAATACGGCGGGCGGCGACACATGGTTCAACGGCGCCACCCTTGCCGCGTCCATGGTCGGCGCGAAGGGTGGCGCGGGTGGTCCTGCCGCTGTGTCACCCGGCGGTGCTGGAGGTGCGGCCGCATCGGGCGTCGGCACGGTCAAATACTCGGGCGGTGTCGGCGGTGGCGGTGGAAACAGCGGTTCCCGCAATGGCGGAGGCGGCGGCGGTGGAGCAGCCGGTCCGCACGGCAATGGGGCAGCCGGGGCGCGCGGCGCCAACGGCGAACCCGGTGACGGGAGCGGCGGCGGCGGCGCTGATGGCG